GTTAGATTCACGCCAATTCTACATGTCCGATGCTGAATATATGCAAGAACGCTATAAGTTAGAGCGTGACGAGATTGCTAAGAACCTGCAATTGACTCAGCAAGAACGTGATGCGCGAATTGCTATGCTTTATGCTGAAGAAGAATTTGAGAAACGCAAGAGTCTCAAAGACGCTTCAATGGCATGGGGTCAAAGTTATGCAGATATGACAGGTACAGGTGCGCAATTCCAGTTAAGCCAAGAGCGATTTAATCGTTATGACGAGTCACAAGCACTTTTTGATTCACAGCTTGCTTTGGCTGAAACAGCAGAGCAACGTGAAGCAATTTGGCAAGCGCATAATGATCGTATGTTGGCGATTGATGAGGATTATCATGCTAAAGCAAATCAACTTAATTTAAATTATGGAGAGCAAATTACAGGGTCGTTTGCTGACATATTTAAATCGATTGGTGGGGAGCAATCCGCAGCATATAAGTTAATGTTTGCAGCGCAAAAAGGATTTGCTATAGCCCAATCTATTGTTGCTATCCAAACAGGTATTGCTAATGCAATGGCTCTACCTTTCCCCGCGAACTTGGGGGCAGCTGCAACAGTGGCAGCCCAGACAGCAAGTATTATCTCTAACATTCAAGCAGTAACTCTAACTGGTATGGCGCACGATGGTATAGCAAGCATTCCCGAGGAAGGCACATGGCTTTTAAATAAAGGTGAGCGTGTTTTAAATCCACAGGACAACAAGGCATTTACTGATTTTATTAGTAATGGTTCTTCAAATAGTCCGAATGTGAATGTTTATACATTGCCCGGTCAAAACGCAGAAGTAACAACCAATGCAGATGGCTCACTAGATATTCGGATTCAACAAATTGCGGAACAGGTTGTTTCTGGTCAGTTGGCAAATCCTAATAGTCGTATCTCTAAGTCTCTGACTCAGAATACCAATGCTGGGCGGAGACGATAATTTAGAAGTTAACTGTATAAGGGAGGAGAACACCTGTTGACAGCGCAAGCCTCAACCTAGTTCTAAATTCTATTGACAGCAAGTAACATTGAATAACCACCTTCGGGTGGTTTTTCTATTTCTGTGGGTGGGAAAAACCGACGGATGAAACGTGTTCTAAAGAAATTTAGAATCAACAAATAAGCAAAAACCTCAGTGAGCCAACACTGAGGTTTTCAAATCAACTTAACCGACGAGATCAAGGAGAAAGTAATCTATGGATCAAATTATAGCAGCGTTAGCTGTGATTGCAAAGATTGTAGAGGTAATTATGGAAAAGTATGGATTTTTAAAAGTAACAGGATCTATTCTGTTTGGCATCTTTCTTTGGCAATTTTCTAATATTGTGAATGCATTTGCCAAGTTGATTGAAGTCTTAAAATGAGGTCGAAGGATGCAGGAAAAATTGCCATCATCATGGCTTATGGGAAATGCATTTCTCTAATACTTACAAGCATAGCTGCCGTAATCACCGCCATAGCCGCACTTGTATGGAGGGTATTTGGATGAATTTAAATCTAGCTAAAAGTATTTGAACCGACCTAATAAAGGTCGGTTTTTTATTACCTAAGGAAAAGTTATGGCACTAAATCGAATGATGTATTGCTCAACACAAGAGGGTTATTCAGCCAACATTGGTGATGGTGTTATTTCTCAAATTCTAGATGGTGGTGCAGATCGCTATCGAAGATCACTAAAGGGAATGGTGCATACAGTCAGTTCAAGATGGGTAGTGAATGAAGCAGGCTATCAATATTTGATGGCTTTCTACCGTGTTTGGGCAAGAAATCCAAGCCAGCCATTCATTGCAAAACTGTGTGTTGATAATGCGCCTGTTGAAGATTATGAATGCTTCTTTAGTGGGACGCCAACACTTTCAAGCAAAGAGGCTAAAATCTACACGGTTACTGCAACTTTAAAAGTTAAGCCTTTACCTGTAAATGAAGGTTTGGATGACATCATTATTGGTGTTGGGAATGCGGGTGGTGATTTATCCGCACTATTAAATCCACTTGAAAAACTGGTCAATGAAGATTTACCAAATGCTTTGGAGAATTTTGATGGCTGATTACACATCATTTTATTTAGATGGTTCTGGTGGAATTGTTCCACTTGAATGTGTTGAATTATCTCATCCAAGTTTTCCTAAAGTCTTTCGATATGTCAAAAATGATAGTGATGGGATTGTGGCAGGTGGTCAAAGTTATGTTTATCAACCGATGTCGATTAAGCGCAACAACGTCACTAATGATCTTGAACAAACATTAGCTCTAACCATTGCTGATATGGATGACGAACTAGCCGAATCAGTACATGGAATTAGCACAAGTGCATATCCAAATGTTAAGCCTGAATGCGTGTTTAAAGTATTCAGAGATGATGATCTTGATACACCAATGACTCAGTTACAAACTTTGGAAGTGCCAACAATCTCAAAAGACAGTACAGGATTAGTTACTTTTGATGCCAAAGCACCTGAATTAAATAGTGTTAAGACAGGTAAAACTTATTCAATTGAAGACTATCCACTTCTACGGAGAGCATGATGTCTATTGATAATTTGCTAGATCGTACGTGGTCAGATAGCTATACCTGTAATGAGTTTGCATGTGACGCGTGGCAGCAAATTACAGGTGAAAACCTCAGTGAAAGATTGAATGATTTCTTAAATGGTTCTGAAGGATTTCAATTGATAGAAACACCTATCTCGCCCTGTATAACCTTTTTTACAAACAACAATAAAACCTCAACTCATGTTGGGGTTTTTTTTGACAACAAGATTCTGCATTTGACTGGACGTGGTGTTCAGTACATGCCGTTAGAGATCGTTAAACTTGGATTTAGAGAGGTAAGATTTTACCAATGAAAAAAGTCATAATTTGCCCTGATCCATATAATCAAAACACATGGTCTGTTGCTGAGGTTGACGATGTTAGTGCTTATCTAAAACAGCAGTTTACAGTTTTTCCTAAGAATACTCGTATTTATCACAATGCTGTCGCGGAAAGTAACGACATCACACCACAAAACAAAACTGATATTGATCATCTTCAATCCTTGGATGGAACTTTCTATGTAGTTGTATATCCTGCGATTGAGCCATTTACGATCTTTATGATTATTACGGCTATTCTTGCCGCATATAGTATTTATACAATTCTGACGATGCCAAAGCCTGATATGGGTCAAGCTGGTTCAGCCAATAACGAGCTTTCTAATCGTTCTAACAGATTACGAGTGAATGGACGTGTGCCTGATATTTTCGGGCAAGTTCGTTCTTATCCTGATTTGATTGCTGTAATTTATAACTATTATGTCAATGATATTGAGATCGAAGAAACATTGATGTGTATTGGTCGAGGATATTATCAGATCCATGACTGTCGAGATGGTGACACAGATGTAAATGGGATTGATGGTGTCAGTGTTAGTATTTACGATCCGAATGTCAGTATTGTTGGTGCAGATACGATCTATAAAGTTGGAGATTCATTTGATCAGTTGCCTTTAGATATTGCCAAATCATCTTCAATTAACGGTCAAACACTTGTAAATCCAAACGACGTGCAAGTCGAAAGTACCAGCATTTATTTCACCACAGGAGGTGTAATTCAAAGAACGGATGGTTCAATTGATTTCACACAATATTTTGCAGTAGGCGATGGGATTGCAATTTTAGGAGCACAATTTGGTGTTGATAATGCAGTTTTATCGGGTGCATGTTCAGTATCAAGTGATTTTAAAGTCACAATAGAATCAACAGAAGATATTGCAGCATACACTGACTATAAAGGTATTTTGCTCAATGGAGCGAATGTAGAAATAGGCACTAACAATTACGATCTTTCAGGTCAGTATATTGTGAGTTCTGTGACTCGAAGTTTAGTAGGTTCAACTTATACCTATGTAGTTCAGCTTGATTCACCGAAGCAGGTCAATTACAACTGGAATTATGTTGATGATGACTATGATATTACATCAGGCATTACACTCAATAATAATATTGGAAGTGTTGATTTAGATGCGAATTACTCAGTCAGCATCGTGACATCTTCAAGCATCACCCTTGCTAATGCGGCAACTGTAAATCCTGATTGGGATAAAATCCCAACGCTGTTCGGCGGTTCAACTCTAAGCTTAAATGATGGATCAATTTATCTTGAATTGGTTGCGAGTAAATGGATCGGTTGGTTTGACATTTTTAAGAATGATTCAACACATCTTAACTTAAATGTGTATTTCCCTGGTGGGCTGTGGAATCAAGACAGCAAAGGCAAAACCAATTGGGCATGGGTCACAATTACAGTTCAGTATCAAATCATCAATGATGATGGTGATCCAATTTCACCAGTTTATGATCATGTTTATTATAGTGGTCAAGTGACTAAGCGGTATGGTTTTGGGATTTCGATCAATATTGAAT